TCCATGGCAGAGAATTCCGTTTAATCAATGACGATACCGTGGAAGCGGTCGTCCAAGACCCGCGAGGCATAGAAAAAATATGAGCGAAAACGAAGACCTAGCTGCTACCGAAGCAGCGACGACGGCAACCGACGAGCTGGGCTTTGGCCAAGCGTTGTCTGTGGGTATGCCCGACACCTCCGATGTAGAAATCGTGGTTGTCGATGATGACCCCATTGAGGAAAAGGATCGCAAGGGTGAGATCGATAACTACAGCGAGAAAGTGCAGAAGCGTATCGATCAGCTCAAGGGCGAATACCACGAAGAGCGCCGAGCTAAAGTTCAGGCGGAGCGTATTGGTGATGAAAGCGTGAGTGTGGCGAAGCAGTTGCTGGCGGAGAATCAGCGCTTAAAAGCGCGGATACAACAGGGCGACGCGACCTTGGCACAGCAGTTACACGCAAAGGCACAGACCGGCATGGAGAAAGCCAAGGGCGAATACAAAGCCGCCCATGAAGCCGGGGATACTGAGGCCGTGGTAACCGCTAACGAACAAATGATTAATGCCCGAGCGGAGATGTTTCAGGCGCAGACGATGAATCCGGCAGCGGGGAGACCTCCTCCTCAACCCGGACAGATGCCGCCGCCTGGCATGAGACCGCCTCCTCCCGGGATGAGACCGCCTCCGCAGGCACAGCAGAGGCCACCGCAACAACAGCCTCAGCCACAGCAGCCCCCACCCGATCCAAAGGTGACGGACTGGGCCAAGGCGAATGAGTCGTGGTTTCAAAAAGACAAGGTGATGACCGGCACCGCTTATGGACTCCATGAAAAGCTGGTCACTGAGCAGGGGATTGATCCCCTCTCTGATGAATATTACGAAAGGCTTGATGCTGACATGCGTCGAATCTTTCCTAATGAACTCGGGTCACAGGGGGAGTCTTCAGCCCCTGCGTCTCGTGCTACCCCCACGGTCGCCCCATCCAGTCGAAGTAATTCGGGCAGGCCGCGCCAATATAAACTGAAGCCAAGCCAGGTTGATCTTTCCCGCAAACTGGGGATCACTCCTGAACAATATGCAGTGCAACTTGCAAAGGAGCAGAACCGTGAGCGATGAAAGAAAGATGTCTGGCAGTGATGATTTGAGAGAAACCCCAGCAACGAGGGAAGACCAACAGCGCCCCTCCGATAAATGGGTACCACCCAGTGTTCTCCCCGATCCGATCCCGCAAGAGGGATGGGTGTTTCGTTGGATCAGGACCTCAACGTTAGGTCAGTCCGACAACACCAACGTCTCGATGCGGTTTCGTGAAGGTTGGGAGCCAGTCAGGGCCGAAGACCATCCCGAGCTGATGATCGTTTCCGATCACGGTTCGCAGTTTCCGGGGAACGTTGAAGTGGGTGGATTGTTGTTGTGTAAGGCACCAAGGGAAGAGGTTGATAAGCGAGCTGAGTATTATCGCGATATGGCCCAAGCCCAGATGGATGCTGTGGACAGCAACTACATGAGAGAAAGTGATCCGCGTATGCCCGTGCTCCAGCCGGAGCGCAGCACCCGGGTAACTTTTGGGCGCGATTCTTAACGAATCGTTTGGTTTTTAATTTTGTATGAGGATTAGCTTATGGCTGCTTCAGCCGCGCCTTATGGCGCCAAGCCAATAGGCACTCTGAGTGCGAGCGGTTCCTTCACGGGAAAAGTTCAGCATATTAAGATTGCCAGTGGCTATGACACGCTGATTTCTTGGGGTGATTTTGTCAAATTGGTCGCTGCCGGTACTATCGAAAAAGATACCGGGACCACGACAGCAACCCCAGTAGGCGTGTTCATGGGTTGTAGTTACACCGATCCGACGACGAGCCAACCGACCTATGCGCAGATGTGGACCGCCGATGTGGCGGCCAGTGATGCCATGGCGTATGTGCTTACCGACCCTAACGTACTCTTTCAGATGCAAGGAGACGGGGCGATAACGCAAGCGATGCTTGGTTCAAATTTTGCGATCGTGGTAACTGCTGGTTCAACAACGATTGGTCGAAGTAAGAACGCCGTAGATCAGAGTACGAGTAATACGACTAACACACTGCCGTTACGGATTGTCGATTATGTCGACGGCCCTGACAGTGCGGTGGGTGATGCGTATACCGACGTGATCATGAAGTTCAATGTCGGCCACCAATACGTAAACACGACGGGGATATAAAGCATGGCAATTTCACGAGCGCAAATGCTGAAAGAACTCCTGCCGGGTTTGAACGCATTGTTTGGTTTGGAATACGAGACTTACGAAGACGAGACGGCGGCGATTTACGAAACCGAAAGTTCTGATCGAAGCTTCGAGGAAGAAGTGAAGCTCAGTGGTTTTGGGGCCGCACCCGTCAAAGCTGAGGGCGGAGCGATCAGCTACGACTCGGCGCAAGAGTCTTTCACGGCTCGGTATAACCATGAAACGATCGCGATGGGCTTTGCCCTGACGGAAGAAGCCATGGAGGACAACCTCTATGACTCTCTCTCCGCTAGGTACACCAAAGCGCTCGCTCGGGGCATGGCGTATACCAAGCAACAGAAGGGTGCTTACCCGCTGAACAACGGTTTCAGTGGCGGCGCTTTCAGCTCTGGCGATGGCGTGACGTTATTTAATACGTCGCACACGCTGGTTTCTGGAGGTACGGTACAAAACACCCCCACGACTCAGGCTGACCTGAACGAGACGTCGCTGGAAAATGCGACGATCACGATCGCTGGTTGGACTGATGAGCGGGGTCTACTGATTGCGGCTCGCCCGCGTCGGTTGGTGATACCGCCCAATAACATGTTTGCTGCTACCCGCATCCTGGAAACCCCGGGGCGTGTCGCAACCGCAGACAACGACATCAACGCACTCAGGTCCTTGGGAACCATCCCTGATGGTTACTCGGTCAATCATTATTTGACTGACACGAACTCTTGGTATCTGATTACGGACGTACCGAACGGTATGAAGCACTTCACACGGACTCCTCTGGAGACCAGTATGGACGGCGACTTCGACACCGGGAACGTGCGTTACAAAGCGCGTGAGCGTTATTCGTTTGGTGTTAGTGACTACCTAGGCATCTTCGGAAGCTCTGGTTCGTCATAAAACCGTGGGATGGGGGAGGGGTTCGCCCCTCCTTCTCCTTTCCTGACTGCTAACGCAGACACTGGCCACGACAGGAGACCTTCATGGCTAATACGACTTTTAATGGTCCCGTCCGTAGTGAGAACGGGTTCGAGCAAATCAGCAAGAACTCGACCACGGGCGCGATCACGACCAATCTGGACGTTGACTCCAGTGGTAATATCACCACGACGGGTTATGTCTCTGCTTATTCCAACGTCAGCAGCATTACGTCTGCGACCAAAAGCGTTGAATCGACCGACTCCGGTACGGTTTTTACCCTGAACAGGGCCGCAGGCATTGTAGTGACGCTGCCGACTGCCGTAGCAGGTCTAAACTACACCTTCATTGTGGGCACCACCTTCACGGGCGCAGGCCAAATCACTGCGGATAACGCGAGTGACTTGTTGTCTGGGTTTGCCTATATCTTTGATCCGGCAACGGCCACCGATAACAACACTTTCATCCCCGATGCTAGTGATGATGTCACCATTGATTTGGGCACGGCGGCACAGGGCTGGCTTGTAGGCGGAATCATTCGCTTGGTGGCAACCACAGCAGCCGTTTGGCACTGTGAAGCTTACCTGCATGGTGATGGCAGCCTCGCTACGCCATTTGAATAAGGAGAAGTTCCATGGCTGATGCAGTCACTTCTCAAACTATTCTTGACGATGGCGGTCGCAACTTGGTGATGAAGTTCACCAACATCAGCGATGGTACGGGTGAAAGCGCAGTAGCGAAGATTGATGTCTCCGCTTTAACAGCAAGCGCTGTCACCGGTCAATCGTGTAACCGGGTGGTGCTCAATCGCATCTGGTTTAGCAACGTGGGCATGGGGTTTCGGCTGTTATGGAACGCCGATAGCAATGTGTTCATTTGCCAAGCGCCGAAGGACTGGACCGATACGTGGGATTTCAGCATGGGCATGAGGGATTTGCCCGGGATTTCCAACAATGCGGGCACTGGCATCAACGGTGATCTGTTGTTGACGACCAACGATGAGACCGATGGTGATACCTACAGCATCCTAGTATGGGCGTTAAAACACTATGCCTAAGTTGACTAAGCGGTTGAAGACAGACTATCAGTCTGCCAATAAGCCTCGGGGCAAGACATCGTTCAAGGAGTACCAGGAAGAGGTTCCGACGGAGACGCATACGTCGCAGCTACGGCGTAAGTATTACGGTGATCGCGTTTAGCTGAATGGCTACCGCAACCACCAATAACTTCAACCTCGACCTCGGTGATCTCATCGAAGAAGCCTTCGAGCGAGCGGGTGTAGAGCTGCGCACGGGTTACGAATATCGTACTGCCCGTCGCAGTCTCGACCTGATGATGCTCGAATGGCAGAACCGTGGGCTGAACCTGTGGACGATCGAAGGCCCAACCGAGGCGACGGTGACCGCTGGTACCGCAACGTATTCGCTCGACGCGGATACCGTGGACCTGCTCGAACATCATTTGCGACTTAATGATAATTCGGTCAGCAGCCAGACGGACTACAACCTGCGCCGTATTTCCACGACCAGCTATGCGGATATCCCGAACAAGCTCAGCGAAGGTCGCCCCCTTCAGATATTTATTGAACGTGGGGTCAGCACTTTCCAATACACCTTCTGGCCAGTCCCCGACGACGTTGAAACCTACACGTTTGTGTATTTCCGTATGCGTCAGATATATGACAGCGGGACGCCTGCAAGCAATAACATGGACGTGCCGAAGTTGTTTCTCCCGGCGCTGGCTTCAGGGCTGGCGTTTTACGTGGCGATGAAGCAACCCGAAGCGGCCAACCGTTTGCCGATGCTCCAAGCTGAGTACGAGCGGCAATGGGAGTTGGCGGCGGAAGAGAACCGGGTTAAGGCACCGTTTCGATTTGTGCCGTTCCAGAGTTATATCTGATGGCCCAGTACGCGGCGGGTAAATACGCTTACGGTTCCTGCGATCGGTGTAGCTTTCGCTATCCGTTGAATCAGTTGCAGTTTCAGGTAGTGGATTTGTTTACCACCGGTTTTCGGGTGTGCCCGGAATGTCTCGATGCACCACAACCCCAGTACCAGTTGGGTGATTATCCAGTGGATGATCCGGTAGCACTGCGCGATCCGCGTCCCCCCATGGGATTGGACGACAGTCGGCGCCTCTATGGTTGGAATCCGATCGGCGGCTGGAATAGTGCGTATGGTGCCAGTGATCTCAACAACATGGTGATGGAGGGTCAGATAGGCCGCGTCACCGTCACGATCTCCTAGGGAAAGCTATGGCTTGGACGTATACGACATTGACGCAGGCGATCAAGGACTACGTGCAGACCACGGAGACCACGTTCGTCAATAACATCGATGTCTTCATCCAGCAGGCGGAAACCCGCATTGTGCGCAGAGCGGGGCTTCCCGTCTTTCGCAAGAACACCACTGGCACCATGACCACCGACAATCAGTATCTGGGGGTGCCAAGCGATTTCCTTTCGCCTTATTCGCT